ACGTCTGCTGCTGTTAGCAACGTTGGCAACGTCAAGTCAGAGTTCTTTGGTGGCAATGTTGTTCTTGACTCGTTCTTGGCTAACGCCTTTTCATACGGCTTTGCCTTCGTTAAGTCTCGTGGCACGGCATCGTTGGGCACATTGCTGTCTAGCGGGGATCAACTGGGTCCTATCTCCTGGTATGGAGATGACGGTTCAGCGACTGCAAAAGTAGCCGCAAGTATTGACGCCTATGTAGACGGCACCCCCGGCGCCAACGACATGCCAGGCCGCCTAGTGTTCTTCACTACCGCCGATGGAGCGAGCAGCCCGACGGAGCGGCTGAGAATTGACTCAAACGGATTTGCCAATCACACAGGTGCAATCGGTCGTGGTGCTCCAGTTACAAAGACTGCTGCCTTTACTGTTGGCATTGCAGAAAACTGGCTGATTTGCAACGGCACCGCATCCATCACGGTGACACTACCAACTGCTAGTGCTTGGACTGGTCGTGAAATTATGCTCAAAACCATCGCAGCTTTTACCGTTATCTCCGCATCATCTAACGTTGTGCCACTAGCTGGTGGTGCTGCCTCAACGGCAATCCTCGCGGCAACTGCTGGCAAATACGCCACGCTTGTTAGCGATGGCACCAACTGGATCATTATGCAAGCAAACTAACGCGGAAAACCGGCCTATACAACTGGTTATTTTTGACCTACACTTGTTACACAAACCAAGTTCTTATGGCAACCCTTAAAGCACCAGTCGTTACCTGCGTTTGGAAGGTAGCAAATCTGGAACGAAACACCCAAGATGGCAGGGTGCTAACTGTTCATTACACCGTGGCCGCTACCGATGACACCTATGCCGCCAGTGCATATGGCAGCATCGGCCTAAATGGCGATGTAACCACACCTTATGCTGACCTAACCGAAGATCAGATCATTGGCTGGGTCAAGGATTCCTTTGGTGACGAAAAAGTTGCTGAAATTGAAGAAGCACTTCAGACACAACTCGACGAACAACACACTCCAACCAAGGCTGCTGGTCTTCCTTGGTAAGTCATGGCAGTACGTGCAAAGGCTGGTGTATCCAAGATTGACCATCAGCCTGGTCCGCCAAAATTGACAAACCAAGGGCAAGGAAAACGATCACGTCCTAACCATGGGCGAAAAAAATTACGTGGTCAAGGCAAAGGCTGAACCTTGCTAAAATAAGGGCACTTAATAGCCTGCCGTGTCAACCCCTGCATCACAACCAGGGTTTTGGCATGGCGTCCGTCAAGAAGCCATTGCTGGCATCGTTGTATTAGTTGTCGGTAGCGTTGGTGCTGGTATTTTCTACTTGTGCTACACCGTGCCAACCAAACTGGATGACGTGCTCAGCAACCAGCAGTTAATCCAAAAAAAGCTCGGTGACGTTGAAGACAAGGTTATGGATCATGATGTCCGCTTGATCAAACTGGAACTACGGCGCTAAGCTGGGCAAAACCACCTTTCCAGTCATGGAAGCCATCCTTGGTAATCCTATTTTTTGGGTTTGCGTTGCAGCCGCATCCGAAATCATTGGTCTCAATCCCAAATTGAAAGCAAACAGCATCATCCAACTGGTGTTTCAAATTCTTAAGGCGCTGAAGCCAAAAAAGGCCTGATCTGGACGTTTGATACGCGGTCTGATTTTGAGCGGGCACAGCGGTACATTGCACGCAAAAAGTTCGAGACAACGCTGCCCGCCAAAATTGATGTTGCTGTAGCTGAGGCCGCAGCCGTCATTGACCGCGAGATTGAACTCCAGAAACCTAAGCCGATCTACACTGAGCAGCCGGTAAACGACGAGTTGCAAACAGGCGACAGCCGCGACCTTGGCGGTGAAATGCGCATCCAGTCCCCGTGGTCTAAGCAATGAGCAACATCAAACTGATTGACCTTTGCAAGTTTTATAAGGGTCTCAGCTACCAGATGGCCGCCATTTCCGAATTGGAAGAGGCAATTAACAAAGCTAACCCGCACATCCTTGGCCGCGAACAAGCGTGGTTTAAGACCTGGAGTCAGGTTGGTAAGCAGGCATCAGCAAACCCATTGCCGACGCCATACCAAAGCCAGCGGGACAACTACCGCGATGCCTGGCGGACGTGTTTTAGTTCTAGTTGCGCCATGCTGCTGATGACGCTCAAACCGGGTGTGATTCATTCGGATGATGAATACATCAAAACAGTGTTCACCATCGGCGACACGACCAACTCAACCGTGCAAGTCAAAGCATTGCAGCACTATGGAGTGAAGGCTCAATTTGTGACCAATGGCAATCGTGCCTTGGTGCAGCAGCAAATCAATGCAGGCAAGCCGGTCCCTGCGGGATTTTTGCATCATGGATCAGCCAATGCACCATCAGGTGGCGGCCACTGGCTGTGCATTATTGGCTACGACGCTACCAGCTACATCGTCCACGACCCATGGGGCGTCATGAACGTAACTACAGGCGAATACGGCAGCACCTTTGGTGCCAAGCAGCACTACGACTACAAGACCTTCGAGCCACGTTGGATGGTCGATGGTCCTGATTCCGGCTGGTGCATTGTGGCTTAGGCTATGGTGCGTCTAATTTTTATCTGTGCTGTTACCTGATTTTGAGATCCGTCGCCTCTGCCAGAAGAAGCAGATGGTCACGCCTTATGTTGAGGCGCACCTGAACCCAGCATCACTGGATGTAACGCTGGGTGATCGGATCATGATCGAGGTCACCGGCACGCGTGAACTGGAGATCACCGGCATCCATAACTACAGCGAAGAGCAACCGTATTGGATCAAGCCGGGTGAATTCTTCCTTGCTGAAACCAGGGAAATCTTTCACCTGCCGGATTACGTAGCCGGTGTGTTTTGTCTTAAAAGTTCACGCGCTCGCGATGGCTGGGACCATGCCGAGGCTGGATTTTGCGATCCAGGATGGTATGGATCACGGCTGACCATGGAACTGAAGAACAGCAGGCGGTTAAATGCGCTGCCGATCTGGCCTGGGATGCGGATTGGTCAGATGAAATTCCTGCTGGTTAGCGGAACACCAGAAAGCACATATGCCCAAACTGGCCGCTACAACTGCGATCTCGGCGTTACGGCGAGCAAGGGTTGAAGTAACTTAATCTTTATTAAGTTATTCGTAATCTCGATAATTGACGGTTATCAGGATTTCAACTATTCTCCAGCTCGTCGGCGATGCCACGCAAAGCGGCGTAAAAGTCTTGTTTGCAGTCTCTTATCCCTTCCATATATTCGTTCATGGGGTATCGGCCAGGATGCGGCACCACCTGATCCGCAGCAGCGCGAAGGGCGGCGGCGGCAAACAACGGATGATCTTGGGTGGAATTTAAGACGCGGGGAACTTGATCAACTGCATCCAGCACTGCCTGGGCGGCGGGGGAAAGGTTAGTCATTGGTCGAGCTCCTTGACAAGTTTTTTGAGTGCCTTGAACTGTCCCCATGTCAGGTGAAAGAACTGATCGCCATGGCTGCTCAAGTGAGCATCAAACCCTTCGCCGTTGTGCCATAGAGAGACTTCGAGGAAGTCATCGAGCTTGGCGCAGTGGTCGAACTTTCGCAGGGGGGTAAAGGCAGCGTCCAGTTTGTAGAAAACGGTGTCAGTCATTGGGTAATGCCTCCAGGGCGCGGCGGATCAGATCACTGCGACCGTTGACATAGAGGCAGCCGGTTGACTCAGCCTCACGCAGCGCCTCTAGCGCCTGCTCCTTCAAGCTCGGCGGCTTGGGGCGGCGGGCGGTGCGAACCATGTCAACGATGTCAGGGGAGAGTTCATTGCTGACCCACTCACAACACGCTTCCAGCTCATGGGCGGCGCCCCAGCGGGCGGCCTTGGTAGCAAGTCGATCAAACATCTCAAAGCCACCTGGATCCTCGTCGCACCACTGCTGCACCAGCTCAGGCGGTGGGGTGATTGGGTGTTGGTTGTTCACGCTGCCACCTCCGTCAGCCTATGGATCAGACCCGGCGCCTCTGCGGGGTCGTACAACTCAACCATGGTGTAGTTGTCAAAGCCGTTTTGCTCGGCAAAGACCGTGGCGGCAATGTGGGTCGTGAATGGACCTACTTGGATGTCGTGGATTTGCAATGCGTAGTTCATTGAAATTTGATTGAACGGATCGACAATAGGTCGCAGCCTGCCCCGTTGACAAGGCAGTTGCATTTCTTAATCTTTGCTCGCTAGCTAGGCTAGTAGCAGCGGCAACTGCTTTGTGCGGCCATACCTGTTCGAGATCACCGCCAAGGTGGTGGTGCGCTCGGATGGCGATCCGGAGGAGTTGCCAGCGGACATCTACGCACGGATCACCGAGTTCATTGGGAACGAGGAGGATCTGCTTGCACTTGAGATCGAAATGTTCCCCCTGCCAGATGCCAACAGTGGATCATCAGATCGATGGGACGACGCTGATCCCGAGGAAGGAAGCGAAGCGGCGGTGGCGTGATGCTGTGCTGCTCCGCAGTGATTACTGTTGCGCCTACTGCAACGAGCAACTTGGTCCTCGCAGCGCCACGCTTGATCACATTATTCCCAAGGTATTTGGTGGTCTGACCGTACCAGAAAACCTATGCGGTGCTTGTATCACTTGCAATGGCAGCAAGGGGCACCGTGATTGGCGCGAATGGTTTCGTGCTCAAGAGTTCTACAATTTGACCCGTGAGCAAGCGATTGATTGCTGGCAGCGTATTACCTAGCAATACTGCACATAGATCTCCGCCTGCCATAGGTCGTTGGTATACCGACAGATGGCACCGTTTTGTCCACAAGCGCGGTAAAGCGGTTCTTCACCAAAACTGTGATCCAGCAGTTCAATCCAACGGCCAGGGCCGCGATCCATCTTGTCCAGCACTTTTCTTTCCATCGTCGTACAACTCGCATCGAGCAGCAAACCGTCCCTTATTCTGCCGTGCTTCTGGGAACCCAAAGCTGCATTGGTCACCTCTTGGCAACCAATGGATACACGACCAGCATCTTGCTTTTTTATTAAAAGTTTCTTCAATTTTTTCAAATGGTTCATTATTTAAAAGTGCAACGTAATGGTATTGAGCACGGATGTAAGCTTCGCGTACATCAGGTGTACAAAGGTCAATAATTATTTCATCTCGATGTGGTAGTCGAAATTTGGCACGCCAATTTTCAGCTAACGTGCGTCGCTCAACAATAATTCGACCGTTGTACAAACTAATCATTCGTTTTCACCATATGCTGGCTCGTGATACAACCGTTCTAATTGCATCGACAGCGGCTCTAGTTCCTCCTCTTGTCGGAATTGAACTGGCAGTGTTGGATCAGATAGATCAGAAGCAACATAGATGCCGTTGCCCGTGTGATTTTTGACAATCACCAAACCAACCCGTGGACTGCTGATCAGGAACCGCAATGCCCAGTTCTCAAGCGCTGTAAGGAATGGTGCTTTCATAATTCAATGGTAGTGATAAGACGGTTCAAATACCAGCGTGCCTTCATCAGTGATTCTGGCCCGCCTTTATGGCGCTCACGCCAGACGTACTCGGCAATGTTCCCTTTCAGGTAGCCTCTGTACTCTTCTGGCGTCAGTTGCGCTTGGATTGCGTCAATGCACTCAATGGCTCCGTCGGTGTAATGCAACGGATGGTTGACCGGATCAGTCATCGGCAGCCAGCTCAATTTTGATGGCAGCCTGGAAGTAACCGGCAATTTTCATGCGGGCAAATGTCGGGCCAGCATCAGTCGAATGTTTGTTATCGATCTGGCTGTACTCAAAACGTGATTCATCAAGCGAGGCAAGCGTCTCAACGTTCAATGTCCGCAAGTCTTGGTCGGACATATCTTTGAGATCATCAAGCTGGACGTTACGGCCCAGCAGATAAGACTTAAAGAAAATTGGTGCGGGTGCTGAATTGGTCATTCCCATCCTTTCATCAGGTGAATTCGAATTGCTTCCATGCAGGCCATAGCGTGCTTTTCGGCAAGGTGGCTTTCGGTGCCACCGATTGCCTTGATGCAATCATCCAGTATCATACGCCCATCCGTGTCGCGTAGGTTGGCGCCAAGATCAGCGCAAAACTCTTGCCACAAGTTGGTGTAGGTGCCGTTTGTACGGCCACTGGCCGCATACAGTGCATCAATAAAGCGGGCGCGGTTCAGGTCAAGCTCGTGTGGTTTCATTTGATGATGTTGTACAAGTTCTGGCATTCTTGCCAGGCTATCGAATTGTGGTGCAATTGGTCCATGCGGACACGAATCAAAGCCTTGACGTGTTCGCGCTCATGTTCGCGGCCAGCCTTGAATAGGCCAGAGTCGCTCACAAGTGCCTCAAGCCGTCGGAGGTGGTCAATCATTGTGTGTTTTCAGTAAAGACATTGCATTCAGAAGCAAAATACATGTTTTCAGCTGGTTCTGGAAAGCTAAATGAACATTGTTCATTTAACCAATGTTCACATTGTCTGCAAGAATGCCAGTCGTTTGTGTTACGTCGTGGAATTTCAGGAAATTTATCCTTGTGAGATTTGCCTGCACGTATAAGTTGAATGCTTTGACGTGAAACACCATGGCGTCTAGCTGCTGCATGTTGGCTATCTTGTGATAAAAGAATGTCTCGGACAGCCTCAGCTGAAAGGCTATTCACCATCTGCGACCCACTCCATTTGACTGAGATATGGCAACCACTCTTCAGTGGTTAATTCCTTGGCCTCAAGCAAAGTGGGTGCCTGGACAAACTCAAAAACAAATGCTTCTGGGATGCGGAAGTAATAAGTGTTCATGGCTTAAATACCTGCTGGCAAACGGGTGTGCCTTGAGCAATAAGCACAGTCTGTTCACGGCCACTGCTAATGCCTGCGGCATAGACCGCAAACATCAAGACAATGACGGCAAGACGGTTAACAAAGGGATTGGTAATCATGGGATTCAATAATGCGGGTATCGGACCGCTTGCGCATCCTACACCAAAGTGGGCATGATGGCGGCAATAAGCCCCGTGAAAAGTGGAGCAGTTTGGACAGTGGATGATCCCCAGGGTGGCGCCCGAAGACCAGCTCAAGATTGAGGTAATGGCCCGGCGTCTTGAGATCACCCAAAACGTCGGACCACTTGCAGCGTCGCTTTACCGCTCGTGGAATCTTCAGCAGGCATTGCTCCAGCAGGCAACCAATGAGATTGCCCGGCTGGAACTGCTACTGATGAAGCCTTAGAACAGATCAACCTCGGTGATCTCGACCACGGTGCCGCCTGTGGCCTTGGCCAAACTGTCAGCAGCTTCAGCAGTAGCCATCTTCTCCTCAATCGCCTTCATGGTCTTGTAGTCAGGCTCGAAGGCAAGGCTCAAGTAGTTTTGGCCGCTTGCAGCCTGCTTAGTCCAACCGCTAATCTTGATGGGGATCTCACCGCGATCGTTAGGGTTGGCGTTCATGATGTATGACGCAAATGCCATCCGATCTTCTTCCTTGATGCTGAACACGCCATCAAACGCTGGATAATTCCGGCTAGGGTCGTAACGATCTTTAAAGCGTTCTTGCAGCTTTTCAGGTGTGTTCTTAAACAATGCACCGTTGGCTTTGAAAGTCATTGATTTTCAGGGGTGATGGTGTTGGCCTTTTCGTATTGCTCCACCTCGGCCAAGGGATAGAGCACGCGACCGTTGATCTTGGTAAAGGCAGGCCCAGTGTTGCTGGACCGCCACCTGATCAACGTCTGGCGGTGGAGGTGCCACCGCTCAGCCAGTTGCAAATCAGTAAGAAATTCAGAAGAGGTCATCAGGCTCAGTTTCAATAACTGGTGCAGACTGTACCTTGGCGTTGAGATCGTCAACGTTTGCAGAAACCTTGACGGTTTGCACGTCGATCACCTCCTCCTGGGTCTGAAGACCAACCAAGAGATCACCGGCAAAAAGACGCCCCCAGAAGGCTGCGCTTCTGTACCGAATCATCAGCTCAGGCATGGTCAGCCATTTGCTGCCAGACTTGGTGGCCCATCCTTCTTTCTTGGCCATTGCCATCGTGATGGTTGGGCCCTTCAGCTCTTGATCTGTCTTGATGTCAGTAGCCACGGCGTAGCAAGCAAGGCTGTCACCACTGCCGCTGATCTCAAACCGCAGCGGCGTGAACCGGCCGCAGCCGTTGACCATGGCAATGATAAAAGCGCTGCTCCAGCTGGGGCGGCCATGGATGATGTGAAGGTGTTGCATACACAGAAAAGGCGAGATGCCCATCCGGTTAGCAATCTCAAGAGCCACCAAGCAATTGGCAAAACCCTGCTGACCTTGAAACTGCGGCGGTATCAGCGTGCTACTGGCCAATGCCTTAGCAATTCGCTGAGCATCTTCAAAAGCTTGAATGCCTGAGAAGACAGAGTTATTGGTCGTTGTAATTGCTGTGTTTTCCATTAGTAAGTTTCAATTTCAGTTGGTGTAGGCATAGTCCCATCAGCCTTAGGTCGCATCCACGGCGGAAGGTTAATAACCTCCACTTGGTCGCTGTACCCAGGCCAGTAGTCGGCAGCCTTGCATACGTTGAGTTTGTCCAGATCTGCGCGAGCAGTCTGGGCGCCGATCTCAACCATCTGCGGGTCTGCAACGTACACCGCGCAGGCATACGGTGGCTTTTTCTCGACGGCAATAAAAATAAACTGCTCAGGACGTTTGCCCGTTGCTTTTTCAATGCCGTCCAAATACCAGGCAGCTTGGACGTGGTAACGCCACTTGGCAATCGACCGCTGGAACTCCTTTGGACTGGCATCCTCAGTGGTTTTGAGATCCACCATGATGCTGCCGTCATTAAGCAACCAATCCGGGCGGCATTTGCATTGCAGGCCGCTGATCTCATCAATCCACATGTGCGTTGTTTCTGCCTTACCAGGTAAGCCGAGCAAATAAGCCGCAACCGGGTGACTAAGCACTGATCGTCCAATCCGCATCACAAGGTCAGCATCCTCGCGGTTGATCACCGTGCGGGTACCAATGGCTGTTTGGAATACTTCCCATTCGGCTTTTCCAACCTTGGTGCGTCGATCCATTCCAGCGGGCGCCACAACGTATTGAGCGTCCCAATGGTCCAGTTCTAAGACGTGCGTATGCACAGCAGATCCGATGGCCATTGCAGCAGTAGGCTCCTGCGGCACACGGTTGGGATCCAAGTAACGTGCCCAATAATGCAGCGGGCTTTTGGCCACCAAATCAAGGTGGCTTTTGCTGACGGCTGCGTGGGCGTGGTAGGCCGCGTTGTCCATAGCGGGTTGCGGTTGACTCGTGGATCCTATACCATCAGCGCACCCATTGCAACCCCATGCAACTTCGTCTTTATCAGCAGGAGGCCGCTTACGACCTCGTCGCAATCCTGAACCAGCACCGGATCGCCTATCTTCGTGGCGAGGTGCGCACCGGTAAAACCTTCACCGCCCTTGAAACTGCCCGTCGGCTTGGCGTCCTCAACTGCCTCATCGTCACCAAAAAGAAAGCCATTGCCTCAATTGAGGCAGACCGTGACGCCCTTGGCCTTGCCGCCAAAGTCGAGGTGACCAACTACGAGCAGGTGCCCAAGCGCATTGGTCGCCACTACGACCTGCTGATTATTGACGAGGCCCACAGCGTTGGCGCCTACCCAAAGCCGTCTAAACGCTGGTACGACCTTCAAGCCATCCATTTCAAGTACCTGCTGCTGATGTCTGGCACGCCATCGCCGGAGTCCTACAGCCAGCTCTACCACCAGTTCGCCCTGGGCCCAACACGTTGGTCTGGCTACCGCAATTTTTACGACTGGGCCAACTCTGGGTACGTCTCCATCGGCACCAAATACGTTGGCACCGGCCAACAGGTCAATGACTACAGCAAAGCTGACGAGGCTCGGATCCTTGCCGATATCCAGCCGCTAACCGTCACCAT